GGAAATTTAATTAATCAATGTGGTACAACAATCACATTAGGTGCATCAGGCGATACTATTAATTTAGCATCAGGTGCATCACAATCAGGATTCGGTAGAACAGGAACAGTAGACTGGCAAACAGGTTCAATTAAAACAGCTACATTTACAGCAGCAAACGGAGAAGGTTATTTTGCAAATACATCAGGCGGAGCTTTTACAGTTACTTTACCTGCTTCACCATCAGCTGGTGACATCGTAGCAGTTTCAGATTATGCAAACACAGCAGAAACAAATAATATTACAATAGCTAGAAATGGTTCTAATATTGAAGGAAGTGCTTCAGATATAACTATATCTAATTCAGGTATAAGTATGACATTTGTGTATGTTGATAGCACTAAAGGTTGGAAAACTGTAAGTGCTGGTGAACTAAGTGATAGAGAGCCGATACCAGAACTTATTACAGCAACTGGAGGATCAATAGCAACTTGTGGTGATTTTAAAATTCATACATTCACAGGACCTGGCACTTTTTGTGTAAGTTCTGGATCAGGAAGTTTAGCAGTAGTAGATTATAGAGTTGTTGCTGGAGGTGGTGCAGGAGGTGCAGTGTCAGGTGGTGGTGGAGCAGGTGGAGGTCACAGAACAAATTATCCATCTTCTTGTTCAGGAATTCCTGTTACGCCTGGTGGTATTCCTGTTACAGTTGGTGCAGGTGGTTCAGCACAATCTAATAATTTTGGTAACTCAGGATCAAATTCAATATTTTCATCAATAACATCAGCTGGTGGTGGCGGCGGCGGTGGCGGTGGTGATGGTCCAGGCCCTGGAGATAACACAGGAAGATCAGGAGGATCTGGTGGCGGAGGTGGTGGAAATGGACCAGATGGAAGTGGAACAAATCCTGGAGGAACAGGAAATACTCCTCCAGTTAGTCCACCACAAGGAAGTAATGGAGGTCCATCAGCACCTTCCCCTGCATCAGGTATAAGACACGGTGGCGGAGGTGGTGGAGCAGGAGCAACAGGTGGAAGTTCTCCAACTCCTAATAAAGGAGGATCTGGTGGAAATGGTACGGCTAATTCAATTACAGGAAGTTCAGTAACATATGCAGGTGGTGGTGGTGGAGGCTCAAGAAACCCCTCTTTTGGAACAAGTGGTCCAAGTGCACCTGGAGGTTCAGGTGGTGGAGGTAAAGGTGGTGGTGGCCCAGATGGTGGAGCTAATGGAGCTGCTGGAAGCACCAACCAAGGAGGCGGTGGTGGCGGAGGTGAATATACTAACGGTAGTTCATCAACAGGTTCTAATGGTGGTTCAGGTATAGTAATAATAAGGTACAAATTTCAATAGGTAAATTATGAGTGAAGTAAAAGTAAATAAAATTAGTCCAAGAACAAATTGTGGTACAGTCACATTAGGAGATAGTGGAGATACATTCACAATTCCTGCAGGTGCAACAATTACAAACAACGGTACGGCGGCAGGTTTCGGTGCTACAGGAGCTGTATCTTGGGATACAACAGTTAAAACATCAGGATTCACAGCAGTAAGTGGTGTAGGATATTTTGTAGATACAACAAGTGGAGCAATATCAGTTAATTTACCTGCAGGAACTGCTGGAGCAGTTGTGGGATTTAAAGATTACGCAAATACTTTTGATACAAATGCAGTAACATTAGTTAGAAATGGTTCAGATAAAATTGGTGGAGTAGCAGTTGATGCAACTTTATCAACGGAAGGTTTAGCGGTTACATTAGTTTTTGTAGATGCAACAAAAGGTTGGTTAGTAACTGATAATGGTACACAAAATACAGCATCAACAGCATTATATGTTACAGCAACAGGTGGAACAATAACTTGTTCTCCTTGTGGTGATTATAAAATTCATACATTTACAGGACCAGGAGCATTTTGTGTTTCTTGTGCAGGTAATGTAGAAGGATCAAATTTAGTAGATTATTTAGTAATAGCCGGTGGTGGTGGTGGTGGAATGGGAGGAAACGCAGGTAGTTTACCAGGTCCAGATCTAACCGATGGTGGTGGTGGAGGTGGAGCAGGTGGTTTTAGAGAATCAGTTCCTAGTCCAGCCGCTTGGACAGCTAGTCCTCTTGCAAATCCTGGAAATGCACGGCCTGTATCAGTACAATCATATCCAATTGCAGTAGGTAGTGGCGGTGCTGGTCAATCCTGTAATTGTAGTAATGCACCTTCTGGAAGTGTTTCTACTTTTTCAGATATTACATCAGCAGGGGGTGGAGGTGGAGCTTCTAAAGGTTTTCCTCCTTTTTCTGGAGCAGATGGAGGATCAGGAGGTGGAGCTTCTCATAGAAACTCACCTACAGCAAACAGCACAACAGGCGGTGGAGCAGGAAATACACCTCCCGTTAGTCCATCTCAAGGATTTAATGGTGGAAATGCAAATAACCCTTGGGGTAATGCTAGAGGCGGCGGTGGTGGTGGAGCAACTGCTGATGGATCAAGTGGATGTCAATCAGGTAATGGTGGCGCTGGTGCAACAACTTCAATTAATGGTACACCTACTGCAAGAGCAGGTGGAGGAGGTGGTGCTAGTGGTCCAACCACAGGTCCCGCTCCTATAAATATGGGTAATGGTGGAGCTGGTGGTACTGGAGGTGGTGGAAAAGGATCAGGGGCTAGTTTAGGTCCAGATCCTGGAGGAAGATCTGCAGGGGGAACTAACACTGGAGGTGGTGGAGGCGGAGCTAATCCTGGATGTACTACAGCTGCTCTGGGTAATGGTGGTTCAGGAATTGTTATTATTAGATACAAATTTCAAAATTAATATGTATTTACTAACATTTAAAATTAATATATAAGGAGAAACATTATGGCACATTTTGCAAAACTAGGAGCTAACAGTAAAGTTATTCAAGTACTAACTTTGAATAATGGTGATATGTTAAACGCTGATGGTGTTGAAGATGAATCAGTAGGTCAACAATATTTAGAAACACATAATAATTGGCCTGCACAAATGTGGATTCAAACTTCTTACAATACATCTGGCAACCAACATAATAATGGTGGAACTGCATTTAGAGGAAATTATGCAGGTATAGGTTATACTTGGGACGAAGATAATCAAATCTTTTGGCCTAAAAAACCTCACGCTTCTTGGACTAAAAATATTTCAACTGCGTCTTGGGATTCACCTATAACTTATCCAACAATTACAACTTATGATTCAACTTGGACACAAGAAGAAATTGACGCTGAAACAGCAGCTGAAAATTCTTCAATGCCAGCAGGAACAAATGCCGGAGATCCAAAAACTAGAAATTATATTATTTCTTGGGATGAATCTTCTTATCAAGCTGATAATAATACAGGTTGGAAAGCTACAAAACACGATGATTCAACTGTAAGTTGGAATGGAACAGCTTGGGTATAGTTGACTTTTTTATAAATTAGTATTAAATAGGTGGTGGTATGCAGAAGAAAGTATTAACAGAACAGAGTTTATTCTACGGTGATATTGATATGCCGAAAGGTTTTGAGATAGACCAAGAAAAACTTACCAACGATATTTTACAATCAACTTTTAACACTAAAGAATTTCCATTCTCAAGAACTTGGGATATGTTAAATACATATATGAGAGATCACATTGGTCTTGAATATGGAATTAATCTAGTCAACAAATCAACGTGGGGAAATATCTATAAACCCAACGAGACAACAATTCCTTTATTAAATATTGATCCAGTGGATCTACGAAACTCTCCAGACTTTACAATGCTTTATGGTGTTAAGGTTAAAGATTGTTTTGTTAGAATACACTATGAAGATAATAGACGTAAAGGAAGAAGTTGGGATGTAGAACTTAAAAATAATATGTTTATTATGTTTCCATCAACGAATATGTATTATCTAACTAATAATCAGAAAGATAGTTTGAATTTTGTTCAAACCATAACTTATGAATATATCTAATTATTACTGGTATTTTAGTGGTGTGCTTACACCAAAGTTTTGTGATGATGTAATAGCTTATGCAAATCAACAAGAAGAAGTAATGGCTAGAACTGGTGGCTTTGGTGGTAATAAAAAATTAACTAAAGAAGAAGTTAAAGATTTAAAAAGAAAAAGAAACTCTGATCTAGTATGGTTAAATGATACTTGGATATACAAAGAATTACATCCATATGTTCACGAAGCAAATAGACAAGCTGGTTGGAACTTTGATTGGGAAAGATCAGAATC